CAAAAGTGAATCAGCACTTTCGTCCCAGAGCATGTAATTACCAGAGGTAGCACCAAAGAATTTTACATCGTAACCAGCATCGTCAATGCCGACTGTCAGCGTGCCGCCAAGCTCAACATCCTCCAAGCACTCGTACACCACGGCTCCCGAGCCGAGACCATCGGTTGTTATAATCTTTGCTTGACCTGCCGCAAGAATTACATTTGCCCCGCTACCCTGCGTTAGAGTCAACGCATAGCTTGTCGCGTTCCGCATGATCCATGTATGTGAAACTGTATTAGGCGCCAACGTGACCGTACAAGCCTGACCGCCTCCTGTGAGACGTAGAAATGTGCATCGGAACCCATCTGTGGCTCCGTCTGCCATTGTTATCGTGTGGGTAGAAGCGTTTGCAATTGCCTCTGTACCATAGCCCATCGACTCGCTAATCAGTTCTAAATTTGTGTTTGTGCTTGTGCCCCAAGTACCCGATTCATCACCCGTGGCGATTTCTTTTAACCTAAGATCGTTTACATAAGTTGCCATATTCGATTCCTCTTAGTTTTGTTAATAATACCTATTTTTATTCTTCTACGCTACTTTTTTCCATTCTGGATCTTGTGCATCATCAATAGTGCTCCAACTTGGACTTTGGGAATCATCTATAACTCCCCATTCAGGATCTTGCCCAGGAACAACATCTCCCCATACCGTAACTGAGCTAATTGCACTTGTGCCTACCAATCCTGTTAATGCAATACTGACATGTGTAGTAACAGTCAGTGAACCAAGCGCCGATGTCAATGCATCACTGGTAACTGCTATAACATTAACAGTAACAGTGCTAACACTACCTAAAGCACTGGTTCCTGCAACTCCAGTAGGATAAACATTAGCGCCCCCAGTAACAGTTTCATCGCCTTGGGAAATCGTGGAAGCTGTGCCACTAACTCCTGCAACTGCAAAACCTGCCGCCAGCAATGTGCCTACCGCGCCCGTGCCAGCAAGTCCTGTTTCAGCGACTATTGCACCACCTGTTGCGGTGACGCTCGCTACTGCACTGGTTCCTGCGAGTCCTGTTACCGAAACATTGGCTACACCAGTTATGGTAAGGGAACTAACAGCACCTGTACCGGCAAGACCTGTTACTGCTACATTTGCCGCAGCAGTAATAGTTAAGGAACTTATTGCACTTGTGCCTGCTAAACCAGTAAGTTCAACAGGGATTGGCTCACCCCAAGTGAGCTGACCCCAAGTCCCTCGACCCCAGCCAGTAATATTAGCCATGGGCTAACTTACGCTATTCTAATAACAGCGTTACTTGCGTCTGCGGCTGGAAAGGTTATGGTAAAACTACCTGCTGTGCTGGTTTTATCGCCACCGAAATCAAAGACCGCAACCGCAGGATCGCCTGTGGCTGTTTCATTGAAAATCATGCAAGCTCTTGCAGTAATAGTGCAAGTACCAAAAGTCAAATCAGCAAAATCAGCAAATGCAGTCGTTCCTGAAGTGGTTGGAGTTACATTGGTTAATGTACCCCCTTTGGCAGTGTAATTTGTGCCTGTTGCTTCCTGACTGGTGGAATAAGCGGTGGTAGAAGCACTCATGGTGGCTGAACTGGTATAAAGAGCCAGCTTAAAGGTATTGCCTCCAGTCGTTTTAAAGTTATGTACTGCTTGCATAAGCTCACTTTTGAAAGAAGTACACATTGCTTGTGTTGTAGCCATTATAGCCTCCTGATTATATCTGCAAGGTCCTTATGACCCTGCGCTTCCAATTGATTACCTATTGTACACATGTGGTTATTGATCGCCTCTTTCATATAATAAGTAATTATCATATGGCACTTATTTTTAAAAGCATGTGCCTGTGCTTTTATTTGATCGGGAGCAGTATCTGCAACCGAAATCAATCTGTTGGTTGCCATTTCAGCAACCTCCTCTACCGTATGGCCCCTGTTGTGTGTGGTTTTTACCTCCAGGTTACCAATGGCCACATCTACTTTAGCCTGAAACACTGTTAATATTTCTTCTTTTTAGCAGATTTCTTCTTTTTCTTGGAATAAACTTCGTCATCCCCAGGGCGAAGAAACTTTTTAGGATCACCGCGCATTCTGTCGCGTCTTGCAGTCATTCCTGGCATTTTTCTCTCCTTAATATTGGTTGGGTTCTGGCGGCGTAAGACCATTTGTTTTTCTAACGCGCATGTGATCCTGTCTGCCAGAAACACCAACCGGTTTTTCATCGTCAATTTCTACGTTTGAAAACTCAGTGGTTTTCAAATTACCGTCTTTTAAATATACCACAAGCGGATCTTCAAGCCGATGGTATCCGTACAATTTTTCTTTTTCCGGAATATTGGTGTCCAGCATTGGCGAAGTCGCCGCTATTGAAACATCAATTCCTTGTGCCATACACTTGGCCAGCCAAAATTCACAGCAGCCTCTTCCCAATTCACCAAAATGAATATTGGTTGGGTAACTGAAATCGGCTCCGTAGAGACTGATTCTTGATACTTCCTTGTATAAAGCAAATGCAATGGCATAGGCAATTGTATTGTTGAAATAACCACAATTGGTTTTTTTTATAACTTTTTCAAGTGGATACAACTCAAGGCTTGGAACCCTTTTGTCCAATTCACACGAATAAATTGGACACTTTAATTTTGGTAAAGTTTTTCGTAAAACCTTGGTCTGTGGTCCAGCATCATTGGTTTCAAAAAATCTTGATACAGGATCCATTAAAAATACACGGTCTGGTTTAACAACCGCACACATGGAATTGATCGCCCAGACTTCATCGTATTCTTTGCTGTGGCTGATGGACATGTGATAATCAATCTGGCTTTTGCCCATGGCAACAATGGCAATTTGTTTATCTTTGAGCTCCTTGAGCATTAAATGCGCCCCCTGGTTTTGTCATAACGCATTTCTTCCTTGGTGGTTTTGCCTTCAGCCCAGGATTTCAGTTGCATTATATCCTGCTCATAATTCTGTTTGTATGTTCCAAGTTCCGTTGCATCCAGTTTCATGAAAATCGCAGCCTGCAACAGCGATCCGGCCAACATGACATTGGGCATATTGGTGGAAAGATAGGTGGTGCCATCGGATGCGCCTGCGGTCAAGGAAGTCGGTCGATAAAAATAATGCAATTCAAAACTATAGTTGTCATCGGGCGTAGGCGCCAAAATGAACGTGTCATTATCAAACTCGCCGTAATATTTGGGTTGCCCGGTAGTTGATGCATTGGGGGTGTAATCTCGGATAAACGATGGATGTTTCAATAACAGGTAATAATAAACACTGGAACTGATGACTGCCAGGCTGAATGGAGCGAGAAAATCGGATGGCATGCCAAGATAGGCACTTCCCGAAGTTGCAGTCCCGGTCACATTTTTACGGTAAAAATTAAGCTCTACATTTTTGAGGATGTCTTCTTCGGTGGTTTTGATGAAGTTGTCCAAGTTATTGGCAAACGTGGTTTCATCGTTGTCCATGTAATCCTGGATTGCTGTTTTCAATGTTGCATAAGTAAAGGCCATTAATCTCCTCCTGCTAATATGGTACCAACTTCCCCGGTTGCATCAAGACCCTTGAAATCAGTCCCTATTGGATCATCGGTGGTGGTCATGCCGCCTGGCTTGGTGGTGGTGACAACACCTAAAGCTGCTGTTCTGTAATTGATATCAGGTCTTGGGTTGTATAATGCCTCAGCATCTGCTACATGTGGAGGGGGTTCCAGCTGTGGGCTTTTCGCTTCATAGCATTCCGAACAAACCTTGAAGTTGGTCCACTCTTGTTTCAGTTCATGCAATAAATAGCGAAAGCCGCAGCGATCACAGATTCCGTATGCGTATTTGCCGTATGCATAAGCCATCTTTAATAGCCATAGGAGCGCATGTTTGGTTTTATCATCAACGATGCGCGACTTTCATCCTGGGCCAAAGCCCTGGCAAACTCGTCTTCATAAAGGGATTTCAATGACTCCATTCTCTCCGGTGCACGTTTTTGTGATAAATAAAAAGCCAGCCCGGCAACTAAAGCAGGATAAAACCTGAACGGCATCTGTAAATCATTAACCGATCCATCTGCATCTTCAATCCGCAGAAGCTGATTCATTTTGATTACATCCGTGCTGTTCTCAGGTGCCGGCCAAACATAGATTTTTGGCGTAACCTGTTTGTCCAGGAACCATTGGGTAGGTCTTGCTTTGGTTGATTTGGTAGGAATGTTCCAATATTCTGCACGTCCAACCTGGTTCATTTGGTAATCAGTTGCAACGCTATTGACGGTGCGCCTCAATACCACGTCCAAAACATCGATCACATAATCGTTTAAACTGTACGAGTCGGTGCCTTCAGTCAATGTCTGGTTGACATTGCTGATCGTCCATTGATTCAAACCACGATTTGCCCAATCAGCAAACAAAATATTCAATGAACGCCGTGCTGTGCGTGCGTCATAAGCAGTACGCAACTCCAGCCCACAGCGTTCATAGGCTTCTTCGATCCATTCGCCCACATTGGGCTGAAAATCACGCGATCCAGAAGTGGCCATTGTTTGCTCCTAGTTATTGGGCGCTTCGTAATATTTCAAAAACTCGCACCAAATTGTATATTCGTTGCCTGCGTCAGAAGTTGATGGAACAACAAATAGAACATCACCTGAATAACCGGATGCTTCCGTATTGACCAGCCCACCAATGGTGCTGAAATCAAAATCGTTGTCATAAGCCAGGGTCAGAAAGGTAACATCTGTCGTTGCATCCCAATCCAGGGAAGCCGGCGCATCTGTTCCTCCTCCAACGCTGTACCATATTCTGTTAAGAGCAACATGAGCACATGACTTTCCCTGTGGAGATGTGTTTAGTGCAGAAACGTCAACCAAAGTGGTACTACTGGCGCTGCCATCGGAATAAACGGAACAATAAACAATAAGTTTCCTGAATCCATCAGACTGAGTGGTGGGACCTGTGACTGTATTAGCCATAATTTACCCCCTATTCGTAGATTAGTCTGCTAATTGCTTGGTGATGTACATCTAATAGTTCTGCTGCTGCGGCCCCTGCTTCAATTCCAATGTATGGTATAAAATTAATATCATTGGTCAAAGCTGCCGTTGGCGTCGTTCCAGTCGTAACTGCTGTACCACCAGTGCTACCAGAAGTAGTTGTTACATTGTATTGCTCGCCATTGACAAATATAGATGCTTTCCTGTTGGAATCAATCGTTATCTTGAGCCTGTATAGCGTATTGGCTGCAATGGTAATAGGCAAAGCACTAATATAATCAGTGTCGGCTATGCTATGCACAAAATGAAGCAACGTATAATCAGTAAATGCTTCAGAATTTGTTGCATCAGTCTGGAATTTAAAAAACGCTTGGTTAGCATCCGTAGCAATCAATTGATCATTAGTGAGCTTTAATCCAGCCCACCATTTTTGATTATCAATTGCATTAGTTGAAACCGCACATTCCCATTGAGTCTGATTCTCGGTTCCCCATCCTACACCTGTCCAAGCTGTTTGGTTGGTGTCCAGGTGAGGAGCAATAATTGATTGGTCCTGATCTGCTCCAGCAGTTGTAATTATAATACCTGCCCTGTCAGAATCAAAGGTCACCAAAGCGGTTGTCATATTGGTACCCAATACTTCAAAGTTCCTGTTTGCAGCTCGTGCCACTTCAACAGTATATGCTTGGTCGATATCGGCATTAAGAGCCGGTCTTTGCTTCCAAGATTCGTTTAAATAGTAACGTCGCGTATCTCTGGTAGAAACAGAGATACTTGATACATCTGTTACCAGCCCTGAAGTAGCGGCCTTATTAATTAGTTTAAATCCATTTTCGGACCTGACTGGTCCGTTAAAAGTTGTATTAGCCATAATTTTTTCTCCCGAAAAAAGCCTATCGTCTTTGGCTTAGTCTGCTAGGTCAGTCGATAGGTAAAGTTATCCTAGATAAGTTTGATGGGGGTTGAGTGAGAAACCCCCCCATCACAGGTTCCATTATTGGTTTTTAAGCACCCGACGAGCCATATATGCCACGCGGATTACTCCAACCAAAGCTGTAACGCTCTCTTGCCTTGAAACGAACATTTCCAGTATCAAAATCACCTTCCATGTTTGTGCTCAATGACGTACGCTCAAAATGCTTCATTCCGTCTGGACAGTCTGTCAAGATAAACCATGCATCTGTATCTGTTAAGAAATGATTAACGGCATAACCGTCTGAAATCATTCCCATATTCTTCAGTGCATTGATATCGTTGTCAGCAGTTCCAACACGGCCTGGAGTTTCAAGCAAGCGTTCTGCTATGAATTGAAGTTGCGGTGGCACGATTAGCTTCAACCCTTGAAGGGCAAGCGTCAGATTACGATCATCAACAAAAGTTGAAATTGTAATCAACGAGTCCTCAAGGGATGTTTCGTTCAAGTCAACATAGGTACTAGGACGGTTTGAGAAAGTGCCTCCACCCGCCAGGGTGTGTGCACTATTCACTAGAGATAGACCATCTCCGCCCGTGTAACTAGAGCTAAATGCATTGTTTAAAACATTAGAACCTTTAACCTGTTTGGTGTGTGCCATAGAACGCGCAAGCGCTTTCGTATAACGTGCACCCAACCGGTCATAGAGGTTGTCCTCTACAGCTTCTTCTGTCAAAGCAAATGCCAGTGCAATAGTTTCATGGGTATAGCGAGCAGTATAGCCTTCGTAGGCTGTATCAAACTCAACTCCGTCACCCTCTCTTTTCACGGGAGCATTTCCGAATCCTGTAATCAGAACTTCTTCTTCAAAAGCTCTATCTGAACTTTCAGTTTCGAAAATTTCCCTTGTCTCGTCTTCATAACGAGCGTACTCCATGCCGAATAGGGCGTTTAAACCAGGCTCTAATTCCTTAACGAGCTGTGCTCTTGAAATTGCCATTAGTTATTCTCCCTTACGCTAAGCCAACTTGTGCTTGTCTATACAATGAATTTTGTACCATAACAAGAACGTTGGTATTCGCGCTACCAGCATCGGAGTTCTGAGGGTCTGTAGATATCTGAATCGCCTTCACTGGCAACGTGGCTGTAGTAGCCCCTGTTGACACATCAAGCTCTACATTGGAACGACCACTTGTGGTTGATCCAACCGTCGACTGATCTACAATGTCAAAATTACCCCATAGATCCGTTACCGGGAAAGCAGCGTCTGCTTGTACTTCATAGATGACATAAGGGTCGTCTACGATAAAAGCGACTGCATCCGTGGCAGCGTTTCCTGGCCAGTAATTACTCCATGAGGGCTTACTGGTGGTGGGGTCGGTGTAAAAGCAACCGTTGAACACACCAACAATGATGTCGCTTGTAGCGCTACCACCATCAGCACGCGCAATACGGGTAACCGTACCGGCTGTGTTCTGGGTCACAATATCACCCATGTAAATCTTTGTCGTATAGGCCTGAGCCGAAGTTGTAATACGATATCTAGATTGACCTCCGTTGAACGGTGAACCGCTAACATGCTTGGC